AAGAAGTGATAAGAATTATACAAAAGAAAGTAGTAAAAGTTTAAAGTTTTGTACTAAATGTAAAAAGGTTTGGGAAGATTGTAGAAGGATGGGGGGATATTGGTCAAAAAGCATACATCACTATGATGACTTTCCTTCTTATGGTAAACCTAAAGAAACCTGCTTTAAATGCTCATGATTATTATAAACTTATATGAGATTATTATCAACCTATTAGCTTTAGGTACTGCTTTAGTGCTTATACCTATAGGCTTAATGATATGGTTTTTTATTGGAACAAATTTATATAACTTAATTAAGGATTATTATGGCAAAACAGACAAATAAAATTAGAATATATGAGGTAGAAATGAATGCACAAGCTAAATGGTTTGGCGATAAAGATACTGCTTTTTTTTTGCACAATGTTATTATGATGATGCACCAATAATAATGAATCACTCACGAATATTTGAGCATATAGTAGATATATCACCAGATGGACTAGCTAAATTTTTAAATAAACAGGAGATATAAATGAGGATTATAGATCAAAAAGATAAATTATTAAATGAAATAAGTGAATTTCTTTCTAAGCAAGGACACTTTAAACCTTATGACACAGAAGAAAGTGATAATCTTATAGCTAAAATAAAAGAATTACTACAAGTGTAGTAATATGTCTCTTTTAGAGATAGAAATCAATTAACAATGGTTTGTATTTTTTAAAAAAAAGAGGTTGACTATGTTAGTGGGTGGATTGGCGTTTACCCACTAGCTATTTTACACATATACCAGAGGTAAACATGAACAAAGTAGAACCATGCGAAATGTGTGGCAGATATGATGGAGATCATAAAGATAAATGGGAGATAAAAGAACTAGAGAACGATAAAATGAATCTTTTAATTGCAGGAATCTTATTCGCACAGGAAGCAACACACAGACAGATAGAGATATTTATGGCTAAATACTACATAGGTAGGGAATCATATACTGCAATAGGACATGATTTCGGAATATCTAGGCAGTCTGTAGCTGATGCTATGGATAGAGCCTGTATCAATATCACTAACATTATTAAAAGAATACTATGACAAAATAGACCTGTTTCAAGTCTTGGACTATGACAGGAAAAAACTTTTTTAATATTTTTTAACTCTAACAATATTAGAGGTTAGAATTTATTACCCTTATTTATTACCCCCTTAAATACCCCAAAATACTATGCGTTTGAGCCTTATTTATAGAGGCTTGTTATTGTGCCTCACTCGTTAAAAGAAAATAATAAGTCGCTTTTAGATTACTTTAAGGTGCGTATGGTGACGATAGACAGGAAACAATGACAATATTGTTGTAGCTACAACTATTAAAATATGGAAGATAGAGGAGTATCATTAAATGTTGAATTAGTAGGTATCAAGAACCTCAAGATTACAGGAGCGTGGAGAATAGAGTTTGATGTATTTGAGGTTGAGACTGAAAAAGTAAAGGATTTAATGGACTTATTAAATAAAACATTAGCAATGGGATTAGTAGAACATGAGTAAAAAATCGGCGGTAAAACGGCGGTCTAATGGACAATTTGTTAAAGGCAACAAAGAAGGACAGAAGTTCGAACCTAATAACAATGCAAACCCAAATGGTAGGCTTGGGGCATTATCAGACATTATAAACGATGTTTTTAAAGAAGTAGAGCAGGATGGAAAGTCTAAGAAAGAGAAGATGATCCGTAAGGCTTACGATATGGCAGTTAGGGGTAACATGACAGCCATTCATTATTTATCAGACAGGACAGAGGGGAAATCCAAAGAGATAAGAGAAGTTACACACAAGGATTCTCTTATCATTGAGTGAGTCAATTCAGAATACAAAGAAAGAATTTTCTCCCACATCAATCACGATGGTGGGATTTAAAACAATTTTACAAGGTTCTCATAGGTGGCTACGGAAGTGGAAAGACCTACATAGGAGCATTGAGATCAATATATTTAAGCTATTTGAATCAACCCCATGCAGGGATGTATGTGAGTCCATCACATGGACTTTCACAGAGAACAATAGTAGTAACATTAAAAGACATATTAAATCGTAGTGCCATAGACTATACATATAACCAAATGAAAGGTGAATTTCTTATACATAATTGGGAAGGTCGCATTTGGTTAGGTTCTGGTGATAAGCCAGATAGTTTGAAAGGCTCTAATTTAGCATGGGCAGGAATTGATGAACCATTTATACAAAAGAAGGAAGTATTTGACCAAATGATTGCAAGGGTAAGACATCCAGAAGCAAAGCATTTAGAAGTATTCTTAACAGGAACTCCAGAGCAGTTAAATTGGGGTTATCAGTTAAGTAATCGTGATGATATAGATATAGGCATCGTATATGGTTCTACCTTAGACAACTCACATCTTCCAGAAGAATACAAACAAAACTTATTATCAGCGTACTCAGATGATGAAATAAAAGCCTATGTACATGGACAGTTCATTAATCTTACACAAGGCAGAGTATATAAAGACTTTGATAGAACTAAACATATTGCAAAGAGAACTGATTTAAACCACTTACCTGTAGTTATATGCCAAGATTATAATGTTGATTATGCAAGTGCGTTAGCTGTTAGAGTGGGTAACGGATGGATTCATGTATTCAAAGAGTATCGCATGAGCAACGCTAATACATACGACATGGCTGAACTAATTAAGAAAGACTTTCCTAATGTATCGGTAGTATCTGATGCATCTGGTAATGCTCGTAAGAGTTCTGCTGTTTCTTCAGATCATGAGATTATGAAGTCCTACGGATTTAATTTAAAAGCACCAAGAAAGAACCCTGCTGTAAGAGATAGGGTTGCTAGTGTAAACAAACTTATAAGAGAAGGAAACTTTAGCGTAGAAGGATGTCCTAATCTAATTATGGATTTAGAGCAGAATGTTTGGAGACTTGGAGACATAGACAAGAGAGATATTAAACAAACACATTTAAGTGATGCTCTTGGTTATTTATGTAATTACTATTTTCCTTTACGCACTAAGAAGGCTATTAGTACAGAATGGTAGAGTTTTTATTAGGTATTGTAGTGGGGGTTATTATTACTATAGTGTTCTTACACTACTATGGTAAGCATTTATATTTTAAAAGTGAGTCTGAGATGGGGGAGTTCATACAGGAACATACAAAGGCGAATGATTATGCCATATCATAAAGGTTTATAATGGAATTACACGATAAGATAATGCTCCCAGACCTCGGAAAAGAGGCTGTGTTGCGTTCAGTTAAAGATGCAGAATATAGTGCGTTAGATAATACTATAGCTGAGAAGAATACATCATTGGACTTCTATTATAATAGAAACCTTGATGAGCATATACAGCAGTATTTTAGCACAGAGTCCTTATCACAGATACCACCTGTATTGATGTCACTTGTAAAGCGTTTTGCTAAGAGTAGACTTATGTTATTAAAAGAACCTGCTGAAAGATTTATTAATGGTGAGTTCAATGATTATTACAATGAAAAGACTCACAACCTAGATAGTAAAGTAAGAGAGTTCGGAGAACTTGCTTGGCTACTTGGTAGCTGTCACTTACAAAGTATGTACAACCCAAAGACACAACGCATTGAATACAAGATACATCCTATTGTTAAAGAGTATGTATATGATGGTGAAGTATATGGTGTAAGCTATGAGATACACAGAGACTTCAATGGAGATAGGCAGTTCGCTTTCTGGAGTAAGCCTTTAGATGGTGAGCAAGGTATGCACTTCCGTTTCAATGTAAATGGTAAGATGATGCCTGTAGGGAATAACTTAGAGATGGTAAATCCTTACAACCTTATCCCATTATCTAAAGTAGAGTTTAACACAAGTGCATCGGATGTTACTCGTTGTGCTGTTCATGCCTCTAATGCGTGGACAGAGGTAATGATTGCTACAAGGTTAATGATGGGTTCGCCTGTGATTACAGGATTAGATACAGAGATACCACCTTACTTAAAGTTTGGTGTAGATCGTTTGATTGCTCTCCCAGAGGGTGCATCAATGCAGTATGTAAGTCCAAGTGCTAATCTAGGGCAGATGATTCAATCTGTTAAGGACTTAATCAACCAAGTAGGACAGAACCATAGCTTAACAATTAGATGGGGTGAGTCCTCTGCACCACCAAGTGGTGAGGCATTAAAGATTCTTTCTGTAGATAATATAGAAACAAGAGAGTCAGACATCCCTGTATTTAGAGACTTTGAACATGATAGATATGAAATAGATAGAGAACTGTTAAGCGTACATGAAGGCACAAACCTATCTGAGAAGTACAGCGTTGATTACCCAGAGGTTGGCTTTCCTATGACATGGACAGAGGAACGCAACAAATTAGAGTTTATGATGGAACATAATCTTATTACTCGTGAAGAACTTATACGAAAGTTTAACCCAGATATAGATGAGGCTGAGTTAGCTTTAAAGATGGAAGAACTAGAACCAGAGCAACCAGAACAACCTACTAACCCACTACTAGAGGCACTACAGCGTGGCTAAAGATACTGCATCCTTACAATATGCTAGATCAATAGAAAGAGTACAGCAGGAACTTGTTAAGCAGGTCTTTGACCTACAGAAGCAAGGACTCAGTAAGAATGAGATACTACTTGTACTACAAGGGTTGGATATGGAAGATATTATCCTTAACAAACTAAACCTAAACGCTGATATAGACAGATTGATGCTTGAGTACCAGAGTGTACTAGGTGCGATGGAGATGACAGGCACAGTTACAGCAGAGTCTTTAACAGCCTTGTCTAACATAGATAGAAATACATTTGCTAAACAGGCAGGTGCAATGGGAGAACTTATAAAAAAGGAAGTAGCAAGGGGTATTATTGCAGGTGCTACTGAGAAAGAAATAGCAGATGGCATTTTAAGGGGTGCAGGAGGTGTTCTAAGGGCAGATCAAGCTGAGACATTAGCCAATACAGCACTCAACACATTTGAACGCAATGTAACAGTAGAGATGGCAGAGTTTGATCCTAAAGATGCTAAGTATGTTTACATAGGAATTATAGATGACAAGACCAGAGATATATGTTTAGAGATGGCTAGTGCAGGAGCATTAACAAGAGACGAAATAGACTCATCTTATTCTGGAGCATTTAGTGATGGTGGTGGGTTTAATTGTAGGCATAGATGGGCAAGAGAAACATCTAGGTCAGAGCAACTAATCAAACCAGACAAAGCAAAAGACTTTATAAAAGATAAGAAGAATTTTAGACCAATAACTGCAAGGGGAGAGGCAGTTGGGTAAACTTGCTAACATACCCAAGTTTGACAAAGCGTTCTGGAAACACATAGGGGATGAGATTACTGATGATATACGAGTACAGACACAAGTAAAAGGTAAGGATGTATTTAATAATGATTTTAATGATTATAGTACAGGTTACGCAAATCGTAAACCAAAACTTAAAAGAGGTGGTACAGGGTTCGGTAGTAAGGTAAATCTTACACTTACAGGTGATATGATGAACGGATTGCAGACAAGGGGATTTACTTCTGATAGTGTAACAATCGGATGGAGTGGCACAAATGCTAAAAAAATACAATGGAACGAGGATATGGGTAGAGCAGTAACAACAGACAGTAAACCACTTAGCAACAAATCAATAAAGATTGTACAGCAAGAGGCGAGGCAAAGAATTAAAAGAAACGCAGATAAAGAAACTGCGAAGCCTATCAACTTTAAAATAGGCAAATAGATTTCATTAACATGGAGGAAAAAATGGAAGAGATAGTACAAGAGAGTGTACAAGAGTTGGCTACTGAAAGCCAGAGTAGTGCAGACAACATAAGTAATCGTGAGTCTGAACTATTGCAGGAAGTAATGCAAAAGAAAGAACGATTACAGAAGGCAGAGTCTAAGATTGCTGAACTTGAGAAGGTTCAAGAAGTTGAGAGGCAGAAACAGCTAGAGGAAAATGAAGAATGGAAAACCCTCGCTGAAGAAAGAGCCAAACAGCTTAGTGAATTAACTCCTGTAGTGGATCAGTATAAAGCTGAACGCACAGCAGAGAAAGAGAAACTGCTTTCAGACTTCCCAGAAGATGATAGGGAAGAGTTTAAGGAACTTACTTTAGCACAACTAAGGTCAGTTCATGGAAAGATATTAAAACCTAAAAATAATATTCCAAGTGTAGAAACATCTGATTCAACAGGGATGCAAGGTTATGCAACTTTGAAAGAAGCTGTAAAAGACCATGTATCTGGAAAGATAGACAAAACGACTTATGAGCAAATCAAAGAAAAGTTCACATCTCGAATCAGTAGATAGTAACCCCACAACAGGCTTACAGCTTGAAGGGGATATTAAATCTGCGATTACAAAAGATAATGAGCATATCTATATGGTAGGTAATGAAGAAGTACCTTACGAGGAAGGCTTTAGAATGTCTGTAGGACATGAAAAAGTACCCTTCTCTGATATAAGGTCTACCTTCTCTCATATTTCTCAGAGCAAATGGGATTCTATATTTGGAAAGAAACGGAGTAAATAATGGCAACAGGAGATAGTGGGAATTACGCAGGTGCTTTATTAGAAGTCATCGAAGCAGAGGCTATTCTTAAATTTAGTGAGGCGAGTGTATCTGTGCCTTTGGTAAGACAAAAGAGTGAACCAAAAGCAGACCAGATTACATTTATAGCTTATAACGCAGGTTCTGCAAAGGTAACATCAGCAGATGTAGTCAACACAGCAGAGGGTACAGTTACCCCATCTACAGCTTTGGATTCTGAGAAGAAAACAATCACCTTAGATATGCAGAGTGTTATGCTACCTATCTATGATGAGGCTAAATTATCAAACGCTGATGATGTATATGCTCACGCAGGTGCATTAGCAGGTAATGCAATGGCATCTAAGTTAGATTCTATTGTAAACGCTTTGTTTGACGGATTCTCTGGTGAAGTAGGTGCAAACAATTCAGCTTTAACTGTAGACAATCTATTTGATGCTCTAGCTAAATTAAAGCAGAACTCTGCTCCCGGTCAGCCAAATGCTGTACTTGAGCCAAGACAAATCTGGGGTACTTATGGAGTACATAATGACCTAGTGACATCTGCTCAATTTGCAGGTGCAGGAGTACAGGATGAAGGTGCTAGAACAGGATTTGTTTCTAAGATAGCAGGTATCAGTATGTATTCTTCTCCAGAGTTTACAATAACTGATAATGATGGTGGTTCTTCTGGAACTGCATCATCTGTTAAAGGTGGTATCTTTGTACAAGATGCTATTGGATTCGGTTATGCAGGTGAAATGATGAGGATTGAAGAGTATAGAGAAGGTTCTTTCTTACGCTCTAATATCGTAGTCTCTAGTTTCTGTGGTGCTACAGAAATTGTAGATGGATATGGTGTTGAAGTCCTTTCTCAAATCATAGCTTAATAGCTTACTTATCAATATGGGGGGTGGGCAACTGCCCCCCTGTTTAAAATAAAGATTTAAATATGCCAGACAATATAAACGAAAAAATTAAAGAACAGTATGACCACGACAATAGTGGAGGATCACTTAATACAAACCAAAGTGATTTTTTAGATTCTGAAAGTGCATCTGGAAATAGTATTAATACTCAATGGAGGAATTGGGCAGAAGGTACAGGCACTAGTTTAAATACAAGACTTTTTCATAAACATGGGGGTTCTGGCTCATTCAATACCAGATGGAAGAATTGGATTGCATTTGGTTCAACCCATTCATTCAATTTCGATGGTTCTAATGATTATTTAAATACAGGTAATCCATTTGAATCATTATTTAAAGAAAGTTTTACTCTTTCTGCTTGGATTAAAATAGATGATGGGCAACCTTCTGCAATAAATAGTATTATAAATACAAGAAATGGATTTGCAGGGTATATATATTTTCAAGTTGAAACAAATGGAAAAATTAAATTTGTTCATGGTGCAAATTTAGAAAAAGAATTAAGTATAACTACTGATAATGTAATATTTTCTAATGGAGCAAGTGATTGGACTCATGTGACAGTTGTTTTTAGTAAATCAAGTAATACAAGTGGCTCAGTAACAATATATGTAAATGGACAAAGTGCAGGTTCAAGTAGTTCACCTGCAAGTGGTTGGAACACAGATAATTATAGTAATAGTTTATATAATGTTGTTATAGGAGCAAGAAATAGTTTAGGTAGTATTGATAGATTTTTTGACGGAAATATTGACGAAGTTGCAATCTGGGATACTGC